TTGGAGTTAAAAACGATTGTACTTACATCCATACGACTTACCTAGACAACAAAGAAAACCTAAACCCAACCGTTATAAATCGTTTCGAGGTTATGCGCGAGCGCAACCCAACAAAGTACAACCATATAGTTATGGGCAACTGGATGGACAAAGCCGAGGGCGTAATATTTGAAAATTGGAAAATTGGCGATTTCGATACGTCTTTACCTTTTGGCTTTGGCATGGACTTTGGATTTAGCGTCGACCCGACGACATTAATTAAGGTTGCAGTTGACGACGACAACGGCGTAATTTATTGTCACGAATGTTTTGCAGAGGTTGGACTTACAACGGCAGACATTGCCAAGCGCATTGGTAAGCATTGCCAACCTAACGACATGATTGTAGCCGATAGCGCCGAGCCGCGTTTAATAAACGAGGTTTACAATATGGGTTTTAATATTTCCCCATGTAAAAAAGGCCCCGACTCGGTGCGCTTTGGAATCATTAAAATGCAAGACTACCAAATAGTGGTAACCTCTGAAAGCAAGACAATTATAAAGGAACTTAACAACTACATTTGGAGCGACAAGCGTAGCGATACCCCGCGCGACGATTACAACCACACCATCGACGCAATACGTTACGCATTCGACAAGCTTAAAGCCAACGATTTTTGGCACGTTTAGAATATTAAATCAATTTTTTATATTAATCCCCTATTTTTACAAAAAAAGAATTACGGAATGAATTATATCGACCGCCTAAAATCCCTAGTTGGAATCAGCAAGAAAGACGCCACATATTTAAACGCCGTTTTCCCGTACTTGGGTAACAACGTAATTTGGACCGCACCGACAACGCAAAATTTTATAGAAAAAGGTCTTTACCTTAACTCAGACCTTTATTCCATTATCAATTTAATTATAAACAAGCTATCGTCGGCGCCTTTGGTAACCTACGAAATTAAGGACCAAAAAGCTTTTAATTATTACAAGACAATGAGCGGCGGCGCTGGTAATTCTGGGGCCAAATGGTCAGCTGAAAAGCTACGGACTAAGGCGTTAGAAGAGGTAAATATTCCAGAATTTGACAAGCTTTTAAAGAAGCCTAACGAGTTTCAGACTTGGGATATGTGGCTAAAAGAAGTTGCCGCATTTCGTTTAATTACTGGCAACGCGTATATGTACGGCGCCCGTCGTGGAGGTCAAGAAAATGCGCCAATAATTGCGCTTTATTCTTTGCCGTCTCAATTCATGGAGATTATTTCTGGCGGTTTAAACCAACCGATTAAAGAATATAGATTAACGTACAACGGTTATGAGCGCATTGATGCCAAGAACGTTGGACACTTAAAAAATATAAATCTAAGCTACACGGCTGGAACGGCTAATCATCTTTACGGCGCCTCACCTTTGCGGTCCGCAGTTCGTGACCTTACAACATCCAACGACGGAAAACAAGCGCTTTTGTCTATGTTGCAAAACATGGGAGCGCGCGGAATACTAACGGGAGACGGTACCGTTAACATTACCCGAGAGCAAGCGCAAGGCCTTAAAGAGGATTACAAATCAAACTACCAAGGCGCAAACAGAGCGGGCGACGTAATCATTACGCCAGCCAAATTGTCGTGGGTTCAGATGGGAATGAACGCGGTCGATATGTCTATAATCGACACGCAAAAAGTAATTTTACGTTCCCTATGCCGCGTTTACGGCGTCGATGCAAAGCTACTTGGCGACACCGAGGCAAGCACATTTAACAACACGGAAACGGCTTACAAGGCCCTAATTAATAACGTTGTCCGTCCCTTGCACGTTGAAATTAGAGACGTATTAAATAACTGGCTTTTGCCAAGCTACGGCAAGAACAATTATTTTGTCGATTTCGATTACATGGCCTATCCAGAAATGCAAGACGACATGGACAAATTGGTTGCCCAATTGTCAGCGGCTTACTGGTTAACGCCAAACGAGAAACGTGCGGCAATGAATTACGGCGAATTTGACAACGTGTTAATGGACAAACCATTTATTCCGCAAGGCTTAATGTCTTTGGACGAATTTGGAGCGCAACCAGTTGAAAACATAGACAACGCTGGAGACTATGCCGAAACCAACCCGTAAAGAAATTGCCTTAGCTAATCAATTAGACGCATTACAAAGACGTTACGAAAGGCGATACGAAAAGCAAGTTTACACGGCTTTAAAAAAGCAATTGCAACCGTACTTGGATGCAATTAAACAAGCGCCAGCTAATATAAATCAATTCGACCTAATTACGCCCGCGCCTTTAGCTGACGTTTTAGAAAGCCTTTACGTTACGGCTGGCGTTGCCTATGCCGAAGCAATGTTTAACGCAATACAACCGCCAAGCAAAGCCACAAAAGAAGTTTTACGCGCTGGATGGCGTGACTTTATGCGCCGTTTTGCCGTGACCAATTTAACGAAGTTATTGCTAGACATTAACCGCACGTCGGTTGCGTTAATCGAGCGACTTGTTGCGGTTGGATTACAAGAAGGAAAAGGCATTCCAGATATTGCACGAAGCATTGAGCAAACCGTTGGCGCCATATTTACCAATCGAGCCAAGTTAATTGCGCGTACTGAAATGGTAAAGGCTACCAACACGGCTGCGATGCAATCAGCGGCAACCTCAGATTTTATGTACGAGAAAAAATGGGTACCAGCGACAGATAATAGGACGCGGGAAGACCATTTAACAATGATTAATAAACCTTACATCCCTTTTGACCAACCGTTTATTGTTGGAGGTTATGAAATGGACCGCCCAGGAGATGGCACAACCGCGCCAGCCTCACAAATTTGCAACTGTCGTTGTAAAGTTGTTTTTAGATTAATGCGAGACGTTGACGGCTTACCTATCCGCAAATGATTGCAAAGGTTATAAACTTAGATTCGCGCCGCGATAAATGGCGCGCGTGTGAAATGGAATTAGGCCTGCATTTTGAACTTGAGCGAGTGCCAGCAATTAAAAACGACTGGGGTTGGCTTGGATTGTGGCAAACATTTAAACAGATATTTGCTCAAGCTGACGGCGACCAATTAATTTTTGAGGACGACGCAACTTACAGAGGTTGGGCGACTAATTTAGAAAACGCCATAAAAGATTTACCAGAGGGTTGGGAAATGTTAATGCTAGGAGCCAACATAAAAGACCAAAGGCTAGATAGAATAAACAACACGTTGGCCCGTACTTACGGCGCTTGGACAACTCACGCAATTTACTACTCGCATAGCCTATGCAAAGAAATGGCTAGTTTGGATTTAACCGTGCCAATTGACGAATATTTTAGGACAGTTGTACATCCACGAGGCAAAAGTTACATTGTTTACCCGTTTCTAAGTTACCAGCGCCCTAGCAATTCAGATATTGAAGGCGGTTATAAGGATTATACCAACCTATTCCAAGAATCCGAAAACAGAGTGCGCGATTTTGTTAACCAATAATTTATTGGTTTGCTTTATTTATTTAGACTTTTATTTTTACAAAAAAGAAACTCATGATTTACAAGAATATAAGCAGCGGAATAATTGAGGACGTGGACGACGTTAAAGGCATCGTAACGGGTTACTTTTCCGCGTTCAATAACATTGATTCGGACGGCGACGTTATCGTTTCTGGCGCTTATAAAAAGACCGTAGGCGAAAACGGACCAATGGGCCGAAATCGAATCATGCACCTTTTGCAGCATAACCCTTTAATGCCGTTGGCTAAACCAATGGAGTTAAGCGAGGACGCTAAAGGCTTGCGTTTTGTTTCTAAGATTACCGAAACCAGCTACGGCAAAGACGTAATAAAGCTTTACTCTGAGGGCGTATTTAACGAGCATAGCGTTGGTTTTGAAATTGTAAAAAGCGAGAATAAGGCGGGTTACCGCGAGATTAGAGAAATTAAACTTTGGGAGGGTTCAACTGTTACATGGGGAGCCAATCCTAATACACCTATTGAGTCAATGAAAAGTTGGGACAAGCCAAAGAGCGAGGAAATGATTGCAAAGTTTTGCAATATTTTGCGCAATGGGGACGTTAGCGACGAATCAATGATTACCTTAGAAATTGGATTAAAGCAAATACAAGAACATTTAAAGGCATTGGAAACAAAGTCAGTTTTAACCGTGGAATCCGTGGAAACACAATTCAAAAGCGAGCAAGACCCGACGTTAGCAATGGCTTTGGAGTTCGAATATATACCTAAACTTAAAAAATTTATTTAACAACAAAATGGAAGCAATCACAAAACAATTAGATTCTGTTTTAGCGAAATTGGAAAACAACGAGGCGTTGATTTCCGACGTTAAAGCAATGAAAGAAGCTGGCGAAGAATTCAGAAAAAACCTTTCTGCTGAAACCGCAAAGCTAAACGAAAAGGCAACCGCGCTACAAAGCCAGTTGGACCAAGTAGACGCAAGAACGCAAGCGGGTTTCGCAAGCGCTCAAAAAGGTTATTCTTTTTCTAGCGAACTAGAGAAAGCGTTTAACTCTGACGCATTCGGAAACTACAAAAGCGGAAACGCTAACAAAGTAAAGTTGGACCTAGAATTAAAAGGCGCCGACATGACAGTTGGAAACGCTTACACTGGCGAAGTTATCCCAGCTGATAGAGT